AGGACAGTTTTTAACTTTTTTGCGTATTAGTGGTAGTAGATTAAGGTTTTTTTGCATAAGTAGTATTATAATAGAGGTTCGTATGAACCTAATAGGAAACCATGAAATACAGCATAGTAATACCCACATATAACAACTGTGAGAAGTACCTAAAGCCGTGCATTGACTCAATTATCAAGTACACTGACATGGCCCAAGTAGAGCTCATTATCAGCGCCAATGGGTGTACAGATAACACTAGGGTGTATTTAGACTACTTAGAAACCGCAGTGTCAAATGTGTGCGTGGTCTGGAACTACGAGCCACTGGGGTTCGCTAAGGCTACAAACAAGGGCATCCGTGTAGCTAGGGGTGACAAGATTGTCCTGCTAAATAACGACACAGTCGTGCTAGATAGTAGCTGGTTAGAGCGCCTAGATCAGGGTGACATTGGGGCAGTACTGACGCAACACTCAGACATCACCCGCAGCCGTTTTGGTGTGTTCTTCTGTGTGATGATTGACCCGAAGGTATTTCAGACCATTGGCTTTTTGAACGAAGATTATGCCACTGGGGGCTGTGAGGACATTGAGTTTTGCCATCAGGCACAGCTGAGTGGCTTTAATATTGTGGACGTCGGATACAAGGGCGACTTCCCAATATACCACGCAGCCGAGGGTACGATGCACGACCCAGAGTTGGTACAGGACTGGGACAATACATTCCTACTTAACCAGCTCAAGCTGGCAAAGGAGTACAACCTAGACTGGTACCGCTGGCGTCTGTCAAACAACTACGAGCGGGCTGTGTTCCTCAAAGACGATCTGGTTTTTCCCCGTGAAAAGCAAAGATACGAATTTGCAGGGAAAAACATACTCCCTGGCTCTGTGCTAGAGATTGGGTGCTCTACAGGCTATGGCTACCAGTTCTTAAACACCGAAGCCTACATGGGTCTGGACTACGACCCCATTATTATAAACGTAGCCAAGGAACAAAATTGGTCGGACAATGCGACGTTCTACCAAGCTGACATCAATAGCTATGAGCTTGGTAGATACACCAACATGATTGCCTTTGAGGTAATTGAGCACCTTGACAACGGCCTAGAGATTGTTGAGAAGTTAAAGCAGCACTGCAAGCGCCTGTTAATTACAGTGCCCCACAATGAGCCAAAAGGCTTTTGGGGCGAGCATCACAAGTTGCACGGGTTGACTGAGAAAGACTTCCCTGGGTTTAAGTTTAGCTACATCAACCACAATGGTGGTATATCAGACACCTTGGTGCCAGTATCAGAGTCCAACCCCAGCAACTTAATGATCTGCAGGTGGGACAATGAGTAGAGTACTGTGCTCCGTGGCAACTCGGGGCAGGTACTTTACCACACTGCCCTTAGTATTAAATGCCATCATAAACCAGTCTAAACCGGTCGATAAGCTGGTCATCTTTGATGACAATGATGAGCCCAAAGACATGCGAAAAGAGTTTATGTACCAGTACTTTTTTCAGATGTTGGACATCAAGGGTATCGAGTGGGAGTGGTTGTTTGCCGAGAAAAAGGGCCAGCACCACATTCACCAACGTGCCAACACCATGGGCTACGAGTGGGTATGGCGCGTTGATGACGACGCAATACCAGAGCCGAACGTATTAGAAGCGCTTTACAGCCACGTAGGCGAGTCTGTTGGAGCAGTTGGGGGGTCAGTACTAACTCCGCCTTACATGCCCGCCACGGGCTCTATAACGGGTTTAATCGACAACATTGACTCAGAGCCAAACATCCAATGGGGTGTTATTGAGAAGGAGAAGCAAGTTGAACATTTACACTGCACTTTCTTATATCGTGCTGGGGTGTGTGATTATAATCTTGGTCTGTCACGCGTAGCGCACAGAGAAGAGACACTGTTTACCTATGGCCTGCATCAAAAAGGCTACGAGATTTTAGTAGTACCCAACGCAGTAACGTGGCACATGAAGAACCCCGATGGAGGGATTCGTAGCGAGACAAAGAAGGAGATGTACGAGCATGATGAATATCTATTTAGAAATATTCTTGCATACCGTGATAAAACCATTGTGGTTCTTAACTGCGGCCTTGGTGACCATATTGTATTCAGTCACGTACTTCCTTCAATACTTAGCGCTGAAGTGTTTAGCTGTTATCCTGAAGTGGTTCCCGGCAAGTCGATAGCGCAGGCAATCGAGCTGTTTGGTGACCTAGATCCTTGGAATGTTTACAAGAAGATGGATCAGTGGAAGTGGAAAGGTGACTTGGAGAGTGCGTATAGGAAACTGTACCTATGATCATTATAGCACCATACGCACAAAAGCTCAGAACAGATAAAGAGAACCCGAAGAACTATCCGTACTGGGAAGATCTAGTCAAGCAGATCAAAGAGCCGATTGTCCAAGTAGGTGTAGGGGGTGAGAAGCAACTAGTACCAGACTTTAAGAAGAACTTGTCCATCCCAGCGCTGCGTGAACTTTTGTGGCAGTGCCGCACTTGGATTGGAGTAGATAGTTTTTTTCAGCACCTTGCGTGGGACGAGGGTGTACCAGGAATAGTATTGTGGGGACCATCAGATCCGCTGATCTGGGGGCATCCAGAAAACATCAACCTGCTAAAAGGCAGAGAGCATTTAGTAGAGAACCAGTACATTTGGTGGGAAGCCACCGAACATAAAAAAGAACGATTTGTACAACCCGAGATCGTTTTAGAACATCTTAAGGAATAAAAAATGGCCGCATCCGGTTTTACACCGATACAACTTTACTACAGCACTACAGCTACCAATGTACCAACTTCAGGTAACTTAGTCAATGGTGAGCTGGCAATTAATATTGCCGACGGAAAAGTATACTACAAAAATACTTCTGGCATAGTAACCCTATTGGCGGGTATCTCTGGCTACAGCGGTATTAGTGGTTATAGTGGTTATAGTGGTTATAGTGGCGTATCCGGATACAGCGGATCTGGCGTTAGCGGTTACAGCGGCTTCTCCGGTATCTCTGGTTACAGCGGCTTCTCCGGTATCTCTGGTTTTAGTGGATTCTCCGGTATCTCTGGTTTTAGTGGTGCGTCTGGTATCTCTGGTTTTAGTGGTGCGTCTGGTATCTCTGGTTATAGTGGTATCTCAGGCTTTAGTGGCACTAATGGAACAATTGGTGTTAACGGTACATCGGGTTACAGTGGCTTTTCAGGATATAGTGGCACTAACGGAACTATTGGCAGCAATGGTGCTTCTGGCTACAGCGGCTTCTCAGGCATTTCTGGTTACAGTGGATCTGGCATCTCTGGATTTTCAGGTTATAGCGGTTCTGGCATTTCTGGATATAGTGGACTTGGTTTGTCCGGCTACAGTGGCATTTCTGGATATAGTGGTATTTCGGGGTATAGTGGCATATCAGGTATTTCTGGATATAGCGGTTCTGGTATCTCTGGATATTCTGGCGCTGGTATCTCGGGTTATAGTGGTTTTTCTGGATACTCCGGTGTAGTGTCTTACCCAGCAACTGGTTTTGTAACTTCTATTGGCTCTGCTTGGGGTACATCATTACCAGATCCTTTGCAAGTTGGTCACGGCGGTACGGGATTGTCTGCGGTAACCGCTGGCTATGTGCCGTTTGGAAACTCTTCTACAGCCTTAGGCACAAACTCACTTTTTAAGTGGGACAACACAAACACACGACTAGGTATTGGCATAACCACACCAGTCGCAACAATTCATGTCAAGGGTGGCAACTCAAACAACGCCATTATTGATAATGATGGCTCGCAGTACACCACACTGGGCTGGTACAACAATGGTACGTCAAAAGCGCAAGGTTATTTTGATGCGACCAACATTCTTTTTGTTCTCGGCACAGATGTAGCGGCACCATTTATATTTAAGGCAAACGGCACTGAGGGTATGCGCCTATCAAGTGCTCGTGGTGTCTCGATTGGTACATCCACTGACGCTGGCGCTGGTAACTTGCTGGTAAACGGCACTGTAACAGCATCAAGTTTTGTTGGCGCTGGTACTGGACTAACTGGTACTGCAACTAGTCTGAGCATCGGTGGCAATGCGGCTACTGCTACAACAGCAGCAAACGGCGGTGTTACTTCTGTTAATAGCTTAACTGGCGCCGTTAGCTTGCCAGCTGCGGTAGGTGTTTTAGGACAAGCATTTACTTCTAATGGAACTTTTACAATCCCCGCTGGTGTTACAGCTATTAAAATTACTGCTCAAGGGGGCGGTGGTGGAGGTGGCGGGACTATTGCTGGTTCAGGCGGTGGTTCAGGTGGAACTTGTATTGCCTATTTAACTGGTTTAACTCCATCCGCAACTTTAGCAATAACTATTGGTGGTGGTGGTGGGAATAATGCCGCTGGTGGAAATACAACTGTTGCTTCAGGAACTCAAACAATTACAACTATTACTGCTGGTGGTGGTGGCGGTGGTAAAAGTAATGATATTGGTGGGGCTGGTGGTACTGCAACAGGTGGAACTGTTAATATGGTAGGAACACAAGGCGCTTCAGGATGTAATGGAAGCACAATTCAATCGCCGGGCAATGGTGGTAGTTGTATGTTTGGTGGTGGAGGTGGTTCAACGATTGATTGTTCTGCAAATGGTCAAAATGGTGGTGGATATGGTTCTGGTGGTGGTGGCGCAGTAAATGGTACTGGCGGTTCGGGTAAAGCTGGAATTGTAATTTTTGAATGGTAATGGAAAAATAAAATGACAACTCAACAATATTTTATAGTTCAAAACAATGTAGTTACTAATCTTGTTGTTTGGGATGGTGATACTAATTCATGGCAACCACCAGCAGATGCAACAATGTTAATACAAACAGAAACAAATGCACTTGTATGGGAACTAAATACTGATACCCCGCCAGTTTATGTATTAACTGAAGTTCTTGGTGCTGGCTCTATTGGCTTTACTTGGGATGGTAGTGTTTTAACAACGAATCAAGAACAACCAGTTGTATTACCAGAATGATGGAATTAGCCTTAAAAAGATATGCAATATGCAAATCTTGTGAATTTTTAAATAAAACAACATACACTTGTAAAAAATGTAGATGTTTTATGAAAGCTAAGTGTGCTATAAAAAATGCTATTTGTCCAATAAAAAAATGGGATAGCATAATATTAACAACTAATCAACCTAAACCAGCTATACCAACATAATACATCATGGATCTTCAAACCCTCATTAACACAGTGCTACCTCTAATTTGTGTAGCCATCGGCTGGTTCTGCAAAGAGCTCTGGAACGCTGTTCAAGATCTCAAGGACGACCTAACTGACATCCGCACCCACTTGGCAGATAACTACGTCAAGAAGGACGACTTTGCAAATCGTTGGGACGAGGTTCTTAAGGCGGTTCACCGCATTGAGGATAAACTTGATGCCATTCGTAAATGAAAACCTTTTTCAAGCAACTGCTAACTGGCAAAGATAACGAGACTTATGATATCGGCAGAGTTACTTGGTTACTTGGTACCATCACTGTTATTACTCTGGCTGCTTACGAGGTGTCCACATCGCAAATCAGCCTTAGAGAATTGGCGGAAGCGTTGGGAATTGTTTCGGCAGCGGGTGGCGCGTCGACCATGATGAAAAAAGACACTGAGCCACAATAATGTTTCCATTAGGGTTATTTACTTATGTCAAAATTGGAATTTTTACTTTATGTCTATGTGTGGCTGGCTATATTGGCTACGCTGTGGAAAGTAGTCGATTCAATTCGTACAAACAAGCACAACAAGCTGCCACCCAAAAGATCCAAGAGCAACACCAAACAGCCGCCGACCAAATAAGAAAAGATAAAGATGCTCAAATCGCTTCTATTAATACTCAGCTTGTCGATGCTATTAGCGAGCTGCGTAAACGTCCCAGTCGCTCCCAAACCTCCAGCGATGGACAAAGTGGAACTGGGCTGTCCCTTTCAGCCGAGGATTCTAGCTTTCTTGTCAGGGAAGCTGCCAGAGCAGACATCTTGCGAACCAGCCTTGACGCCTGCTACAAACAATACGACGCGTTAACACAATAAACCCCAATTTGCGTATTAGTATACTACGCAGAGTAAGGAGTAAAAATGAAAAAGCTAGTAGCTGTAGTACTGTGGTGCCTTGGAATATTTGCGGCAATCCACCTAACAAACAAATTTACGCATATTGAAGAGAACATTATGGCTATTGCAGAGTCCACATTAGACTTCATTACCAAAGAAGAAGGATTTAAAAATAAAGCATATAAAGACTCCAAGGGCTTACTCACCATCGGGGTCGGCCATCTTATCAAATCTTCTGAACCGCATCTCATTACTGCAACCCTATCAGATCAAGAAGTTAAAGACCTTCTTAAAAGCGATTTAAGGTGGTGTAGCGAGGCCGTAGAGAGCTCGGTGAGGATACCCCTTACCCAAAGGCAATACGACGCCCTATACAGCCTGTGCTTCAATATTGGCGAGAGTGCGTTCCGTAAGTCTACTGTAGTAAAAAGAATTAACGCAAACGACCTAAAAGGCGCGGCGGATGCCATAGAGATGTGGGACAAGCCCGCAGTATTAATACCTCGCCGTAAGCGTGAAAAGGCTATGTTTTTAGCCGATTTGTAGGGCATTTTTATCTGTTTTAACGTATTAGTAATAATAAGGGCTGATCACCCAGTAACCTATTAACCTCGAGGAAATACCATGTCTGACTTTAAAGCCACCCAAAAAATGAGAAGTGACCTTCAATGCTTCAAAGAAGGCGGGTCTGTTCAAAAGCAAGTAGAAAACTTTACTAAGCGTGACCGCAAGAATGTAGAGCCTGACGACTTGGC